AAAGAATACGGCACGACTCTGCCTTCCCGCCTAATTCTCTAGTGCAAGTAAATGATGCACTATTCGAAATTGAAATTTTCGATTGAGAGAAGGCGCGGTTCAAAAGACCCTCATAGTTGCCTGATGAGCGGATCAAATGACAAAGCAGGTCGACCCCCCTTGAAACGTCGTGAACTTGAAGAGTGGTAAGAGGTACAGGGACAGAACCCACAGTTACCTTCCACTTTTCCACGGCTTTCAACTCAATTGGCTTGGGTGGCAATCCAGCCGAACGAGTTTGGGTAAGATAGGAAATGGTTAAAAGTTTCTTCGGAGTAAGGATCTCCACATCGAGACCAAGGACAATGATAATTTTGTCCAGGAACCAAAAGTTTCCATCGAAAACATTCCCATCCTTTCTTCTTGGGAGTAGTGTCCTCTCCTTGAGTACGTAATCTTTCAGGAGGTTGCGAGCCTTTTTAAGGCGCTCGTAATAAGTCTCCTTTACAGTACCCATGTTGAACAAATCCGACACGGCGGACTTAAGATATGTCTGCATGATTTTGTCGAAGAAAATCCAGTTGCACAATTCGGGGTGTCCCTGAGACCCCAACAAAATCGATATCAAAAGACCATCCAGTGTGACGATCCAATTCTTAAGACGAGCCATTGCGGCTCGATCTGTCTTGTGTTGGAGGAGGTCAGAGGTTTTTGTAAACATGATCTCCTTTAAAGGAAGTCCTGTGCAGGACATAAGAAGCAAACGAGCTTCCCTCGAAATCCAATCAACAAGAGAATTATCGTCAGTCAACTCTGCTTTAGAGAAATCCTTCCACCAAAAGGTTCCACGCCGTAAAACGTTGTAAACTGATGCGACTGTAGGGAGTTCCAGGAACTCAACCTTATTTTTCAGTCCAGTTAACCAACACGGCAGCCGGTGCACCAAAAAGCAATTCCGGTCTAAGCAGAAATCGGTCAAGTCTGCGCCAAGTGTAAGTGCCTCGAAGAAAGACACATGTTCACACTCGGATCCGCAGAGGCATGGTGGGTTAAGACCCTCAGGGCCTTTCCTGAGGACGGACGCCAATGGCGCCGTAGAGAACTAAATCACGTAGCGATAATTCTTTTCGCTGTGATCAATGGTCTCAGTCTCTTTCATAACTTCACCTGCCTACCATTCATTCACTTGATCGACGAGGTTGTCAACAACGAGAGTTTGGAAATACTTGATTGAGGCGAGCCCTTCATTAAAGAGCAATGGGCCTCCCCCAGTCGGTTTGACTTGTTCTGCCATCTTTCGCATGCAACCCGTAGGTAACCAATAGACAGCAAAACCCGAAACTAG